TGTCTGAACACAGATATAGTTGCTGCAGGGTTAGCCAGAGAATATTTTGGTGTAGGCGATAAGACATTCCAGGAATTCAAGAAAGAAAAGTAATGCAAACATTTTTACCATATCCTGATTTTATTAAGTCAGTTCAAGTATTAGACTATCGCCGGTTAGGAAAACAACGTGTTGAAACATATCAAGTTCTTAATGTTCTACTCGAAAGAACGCATACGAAAGGTTGGCGTAACCATCCAGTTACTCGTATGTGGGCTGGTTACGAAGAAGCACTAAAGGTTTATCAAAACCACACGATTGCTGAGTGGATGAATCGTGGGTATAAAAACAATATGGTATTTGAAGAAGTAGATAGCAGTAATATAGTTCTGCCATCATGGTTTGGTAATGATCAATTTCATCGTTCACATAGATCAAATCTTCTTAGAAAAGATTATGAATATTATTCTCAGTATTTTGACGATCCGTCAGATTTAGAGTATCATTGGCCAGTATGAGTGTAACAATATTCTTATCAGGTGCAATGGATTATGTAGGCGAGTACGCAACAAGCTGGCGTAAGGAAGCTACATTTTTATTAGATCAACGTGGTTATTCTGTATTGGATCCAACATCTATACCAGAAGACTATTCAATGTCTCCGGAAGAAATTGCACAAAAAAATTTGTTTATGCAGAAGAAATCAGATCTTTTGCTGGTAGAATACATGTTAGAAGATAGAGCATACATAGGAACTGACTTTGAGTTAGCATGGGCAAAAATCCATGGCCAGCCCACAGTTGTTATGTGTGCTAATCAATATAAAGATCGCATATATATGAAATATATGGCAACCAAACTTGCAGACAATCTGCAAGATGCGATAGAATACATCGCAGTACATTATCCAACAAAATAGAAAAGGAAATAAAAATGTCAGATAACAAGTTCAAGTACTTTACTGTTACTACAACTACACTTGTCCGTGCCAACAACAAGAGCGATGCCCAGAAGCTTGCTGCTGGTCGACGCAGCGTAACTGGTGAAGTCATGTTCCATGACGTTGAAATTGAGCGCATCTCTGCAGTGGAAGCACGCCAGCAGATCGAAGCCTAATAATTTTATTAACTATAGGGGAGACTGCTTATGTGGTCTCCCCTATATTCATTTAAAGGAAAAATATGATATACGCTCAAATGGTAGGAAGAAATGAATCTTCTAGATTCTTAGAAGAAGTTTTACAAAGAATATCAAGTCAAGTAGATAAAATAATTTTTACTGATGACTGCTCAACCGATGATACTCCAAATATAGCTGCAAAGTATGCAGAGGTATTCTCTACTCCAGAGCCTCTTTTTGCAACTCATGAGGGTAGATTAAGAGCAAATGCCTGGGGCAACTTAGAGAAGTTTGCTTCTCCTGGAGACTGGGTAATTGCAATTGATTGTGACGAAATGCTTTTTGACATAAACAATATTAATTCTATAGATATAAAAAGTGTTTTATCTAGGTCAGAATTTGATGTTGTAAATGTTAGATTTTATCATATGTGGAGTGAGACTCATTACAGAGTCGACAAGTTGTGGGCTCCTAATAATTCATCTAGAATTTTTAGATTTCAAGAAAATGCAGGCTTTCTCAACAAGGCCTTAGCATGTGGGTCCGAGCCAACTTATGTTTCTCAATGGATGGGAAACAGAAACTATTGGCTTCACTCTGGTCTAATCATGAAGCACTTAGGTTATACTTATGATGAAGACAAAAAAAGCAAGTATGAAAGATACTCAAATTTAGATGGCGGAAAATTCCATCAGATTGACCATATCAATTCTATAGTAGATCCTAATCCAGTATTAATCCAGTGGGAAAATTTCGGTATATAAAATGGAAGACGTTAATAAAATTTTAGATCCAGTAAAGTCAATCATTGCTCTTACTGAAAAAATTGAAAGAAAGAATAAGTTTGCCTATGTAAACATATCAAGATCTGCAATTGGTGCAGCTCTAAATACTTCGGAGAAAAAACCTCCTAGATATTTTATAAAGTCACTTTCCAAATGTATGTCGATTGAAGATGAAAACTTCTTGAAAGCATTGCCTCTTGAATTCTCTAACGAGATAGAGTCTGGAAAGCTTAATAGCATAGGCTTAAGTAGTAACTCTACATACTATGATGCTGGTATGTTTGAGCACTTTTTTTCTAATAAAAAAGAAGTAATTGATATATTTATCAATCACTATATTAGGGATTCTAAGAATGTTATTTTAACATTCCATGATAAAAAAACTGTTGAAAAGATTTTTGGACAAAACCAATACGTAATCACAGTGCCTTACAATAATTACTATGATAAGCTTGACTCTATTGTTGCTCAGATAAGTGAATTTGAAAATGGCGTAGATGCGGTCATACTTGATTGCCCACTGTTGGCAACTGCTATTGCACCCAAGATATGGGAAACTATGAATGTGTCAATAATTGACTTTGGCAAGTTTATCAGTTCGGCAAAGTTCCATCTAAATATGGATAGACCAAGATTTACAAAAGATGAAGGTAATAAATACCCTAATAAAAGATATGACAAGAAGTAACTGGGAAGAAGAACAAGACGATACTGAGCTAATTGTAGATTTACTCTTTGAAAGTAGTCTTAGTATATCTGACATAGCAAAAGAAGTAGGTTGGACTGTTAATAAAGTAAACCAAAAGATTAACCAACTTGGTCTGTCTTGGTTGAAAAACTCTAGAAAAAAAATGTCTAGAGGTCAGTCCTCCCTTACTTTCATGATGCAAAAACTCCTTCCGGGAGAAAAAATAATAAATGAATTTTATTTAGAAGATAAATTAAGACTTGATATCTACTGTCCTACCTATAAGTTAGCAGCCGAATATCATGGTAGACAGCACTTTTATTACACGGCTAGATTCTATGAATCAAAATATGATTTTTACGAAGCTCAAAAAAGAGATACAAAAAAAGCCGAAATGTGTAAACAACAAGGCATTGCATTAGTTGTTTTTAGGTATAATGATCAGCTTACAGAACAGTCTGTATTTAATAGAATGCTGCAGGCGATAAAAGATTCACCTTTTATCAAAGAGCAGAAGGTAAAAAATAATACATATGAATCAGACTTTTATAAATCTATGAAAAAGAAAAAGTCCGAAGAACGTAAGAAAATCTACAGAGCAATTAAGGATGAAAAAAAGAATGGTAACAGAAGTTCTTGAAGAAAATTCTGACATACCTATTGAGTATCAGATATTTGCACTCTCTTTAAGAGAAGATGGTGCTATATCTGCATTCGCAAACGAGCTTGCTCCAGATATAGTTGGGATTAATCATGGTCAAAAAGGTGTTCATGAATTTTACCTAGCACTTCTTGCATACCATTCTGTAACTCAGCTATCTATGGTAAATCCTGTAGGTTTTAAAAATTGGCTTGAATCAGAAACAGACATAAGAGAAGGTCTTGGCGGAAACGCTGGCGTTTCAATTATGATGGACTTACTTTTATCCATTGAGCTTTCAACTGTTGAGTCAGTTATTCAGATAGTAAAGTACAAAGCTAACAAAAAAAAGCAGCTTGATTACCTGCAAGAACTTCAGCATATACTATCTCAAAAGGGAGTTAAATCTGAAAAAGATACAGCAAGAATCAATTTACTTACATCAGAAATAAAAGAATTAGAAAATAGCGTTAACTATGATCCCTTGGAAAAACTTACAACAGCAAACGACATCTCTAATAGGGCTGAAGATCTATTAAATATTCCCAGCTTTCTGCCAACGCAGTTTAAAGCTCTTAATAGAGCAATGGGGTACACAGATGACGGTGGGTTCTATAAGGGCGCTGTACACGCAATCATAGCTGCCTCAGGCAAAGGTAAGAGCACGTTCGCTAAGTGCCTAGTTAATAACTGGGTAGAGTGTGGATATACGGCTTTGTATGTAAACTTTGAAGAGGCTGTTGGTCACTGGGAGAGAATCTTAATGACTCAGATTATTGGCAAAAATGTCTATGCGGAGTCAGAGAACTGGTCTGAGGATCAGAAGACCTATTACCTTGGTAAGTTTAAAGATAAATTAAGCCAATGGGGAAATAGGTTACTTGTTAGACATGACCCTGAGACTCCATACTTTGAGGACCTTGAAAAGTGGTTGAGAGATATCATTGACTATGCCAAGACTCCTGACGTTGTAGTCATAGACACGATACAGTCTATGTTTACAAAGGGTGGCAAAGGTAAGCCTAGGTGGGGCGAGTTTGAAGAGATGATGGTTAAGCTAGAAAAGCTAGCTAGAGATATGAATTGTGTTGTTATTATTACAGCTCAAGAAAACTCAAATAGAATGAAAGAAAAAAGAGAAGTTGTACAACAATCTGACACTGGTGGCTCTTTAGCCATACAACAAAAGTGTGCTGTAACAATATTTATCACACAAAAAAAATTAATTAGTGGTGATGACTCTGAAGATGATAATATAATGCAGCTGCAAATTCCAAAGAATAGAATAACCGGATCAAGCTTTCTTTATAATCCTCCCTTGGTTAGATATGTGGATTCAAGAAAAGTATATGAAGAGTATGAACCAGTTACAGAAAATGATTACGACACAAGTTCTCTTTTAGATGAACTATTAGACGATAGCGATTTTGACATATGAAAGAATTAACAATAGAAGCAATTAAGGATTATCAAACTTGTGCTTTACTTTACAGTTATAGGCACGATCAAAAACTTCCTGAGACAATTATGAGCAGAGATTTAATCACTGCAAGATTTGAGAATACACTCAAAAGTGTTATCAACTACTTCTTCTATAAAAAACAAGGGGGAATAGTTCCTTCTTATGCATCCCTTTTAAATAGGTGGGAGAAGTTGTGGTTCAGTAAAGACGCAACAGCTTACGACATAATACATGAACAGCATGAAAGTTTCTACGGAAACACAGCTAGCTTTACATCTAGAGCTTCTGCGTCACTACTTGACTTTTACAATAAGCATTCAGAATCAAATGCTATACCAATAGCTATTGATCAACAATTCTACCTACCATTAGATAAGTCTATAAAAATTAATAGTAAATTTGATTTAATAACGTTTGAAAACAATGAGTACTTTGTTTACAAGTGGGTTTTTAACTTTAGGAATTCACATACATCTCTTTATCAAATGGACTTCTCTATACTTTATGAAGCTTTTAAACATAAGTTTCCAACTAAAATAAGTAAAACAAGATTCGGTCACTACGACTTACTTTCTTCTTCTCAAAAATTTTCTGAATACGAGTTAAATGAAGATGATACTAAAGCTTTGAAGTATTGGTGTAGCGTCGTACAAGAGGATGACAAGTATGTGCCAAGAAGAGGTCTAACCTCGTATTGCAAAAAGTGTCCTTTTGATAAACCTTGTTCTAACTGGAAAGATTGGGAAGTTTAAAGTTGGCTAAAGATTCAAT